ACAGGTCCAACTGGTTTAACAGGTCCTACAGGATACACAGGTCCAACTGGTTTAACAGGTCCAACAGGATACACAGGTCCTACTGGCTTTACAGGTCCTACAGGCCCTACTGGACCAACAGGATGGACTGGTCCTACTGGTTTAACAGGACCTACTGGCTATACCGGACCTACAGGATACACGGGACCAACAGGATACACAGGTCCTACTGGCTTTACAGGTCCTACTGGCTATACCGGTCCAACAGGATACACGGGACCAACAGGATACACCGGACCTACAGGATACACCGGTCCAACGGGCTATACCGGTCCAACAGGATACACAGGTCCTACTGGTTTAACAGGACCAACAGGATACACAGGTCCTACGGGCTATACGGGACCAACAGGATGGACTGGTCCTACTGGCTTTACAGGTCCTACTGGCTATACCGGTCCAACAGGATACACGGGACCAACGGGCTATACCGGTCCAACAGGATACACAGGTCCTACTGGATACACAGGTCCTACTGGATACACGGGACCCACTGGCAACACAGGACCTACGGGAAATACGGGACCTACTGGCTATACCGGACCAACAGGATGGACTGGTCCTACTGGCTATACGGGACCAACAGGATACACAGGTCCTACTGGTTTAACAGGTCCTACTGGCTATACGGGTCCTACAGGATACACGGGACCCACTGGCAACACAGGACCTACGGGGTGGACAGGCCCATCAGGACTTACTGTTATTGCTCAGTATTCCTACACATCAGGATCGTCGACATATACACCCAACTCTTCAGCGATCTATATTCAAGTGCAAGCGGTGGGTGGTGGTGGAGCAGGTGGTGGGGCCTCTGCGTTAGCGGGTGGTGTCACATGTGGAGGTGGAGGAGGAGCGGGTAGTTATGTGAGTGCTTATTACTCAATAAGTACCATTGGAACGGGTAGTCAAAACTATAGCGTGGGATCGGCTGGAGCTGGTGCGAGTGGTGCCGATGGTGGAAGTGGAGGACCAACGACATTTGGATCAACTCTCATAAGTGCTCCGGGTGGAAGTGGGGGTTCTGCATCGATTAATAGTGCGAATGCTTTGAGTATAGCTGCAGCATCGGGAGGGGCGGGAGGAGGTGTTCCTACTTGTAATTCCTCGATCGGCAACCCAACGCTTGTATCGGGTGGTGGAGGTGGAGGTGGATTTGGTGTTTACAGTAGTGGCACCTCCACTTATGGTGTTACATCAGGAGTTGGAGGAGCCTCTTATTTTGGTGGTGGAGGTTATAGTAATAGTGCCATAACGGCTACTTCTGCAAACGGTAGAGCAGGGGTTGCCTATGGGAGTGGAGGAGGGGGAGCTGTTAACATTAACAATGCGACTCCAAGATTAGGTGGAGCTGGAGCCGGTGGTGTGATCATTATAACAGAATTCAGGTCATCCTAAGCGTTTCGAATAATTCTTGCACTGCTTCCTGATTTTCTTTTTGATGCAATACACTATTGTGTTTTCCCCTCCATTCCAGGTAATGAATTTGGTCGGGATACTTGGATTTCAGTGCGAGATACAATAATTGGGATTGGGATTCCGACACCACCTCGTCGTTCTTGGCATGCATCAAGACAATGGTTTGATGGTCCAACTCTTGATAACAATGTATGGCATCCAAAGGTACGGACGGTAAAACGGGAAGGATCAAGGCCTGCAACAGAGGAGGTACAAATTCAGCGATTGTGTCGTGGAGGGAGGCCACTCCATTCATGTGCACCACCCATCGGACATGATCTTTCAAGGAAGAAAACACGTGGGCGGCCACCAAGGCCCCCAAGGATTCCCCCCAAAAACCCAGTGTGTGCATCCTCGGATGTTTTTCGATAATGTGGCGGCACGCTGTTTCACACTCCTCTACAATGGAGGGCAGCCACAGCGGTAAGGAAGCACTCAATCCAAAACCTGGGTACTCCAAATTATAGATGCGGTATTCGGGCAAGATTTGCTGGAGAATATGAATATTGGCGATGCGGGTGGACACATTTCCCGCATTGCCATTAAAATACACCATAATCTTGTCTTGCTCACTCGTGGTGGATCTCGGAGGGTACATCCAGCACCCCATTTCATTGTCCAAATAGATTTCTTCGTGGGTGTTGGGAGGAGGTGTTTCCACCATGTGGAGAATGGGAAACAGGAAAAAACATCCCCGGTGCAAAAAAAAGAGGAAATAGGTGAGGAAAATAAAATAAAGCCATACCATGATTTTATTTTCTTGGAAAACAAAGTTTTTAAACTTCTACAGAAGAAACAATCGAGGCGATGCATGAAAAACCGTCCTTTTCAAAACGCACTTCGACGAGCTCGACATGCAATCGATCGTCTTTGCGGTAGGTTTTATGCGTCTGGGTATTCAAGAGGTAAAAGGATGAAAAATCTTTTTGCACCTCGTATTCCGTGGACAGGGCAATCGGAATCAGGATACGAATCTTATTTTCCATAATAAAAATACCGTGATGAAAAATTTTGTCAATCTGCACCTCCAAACGGTCGCCTACACGGGGTAGATAGAGCAGTGCCCGGACTTGGACCATGAAAAACACATTGGGAACCATGCTCATAATTTCTTCATTGAGGATGCGCTCGATTTCCTGAATCTCGAGAATGTATCCATATTCCTTGAAACTCTTGTTTTCATACTTTTCACGAATCGAGTTCAAGAGATGGTCCTTGTAATCAGCATCAAAATACTCCGGGGCCAGACAAAACCTGAGATTGATTTTCTGGAGAATCGCATTTTTTTGGATACTCATTCTTTGTTATAGAGTCGTTGGATTTCATGATCCTCTTTTCAGTTTTTACATGTCCACCAGGGCTTGGTAGCTGTCCTTGGGGGTATTCGGATTCCACGACCATTTGGCCAGGCGTCGGAGTTTGGGAGGTACCACCAGACGTGGTTTGTCCACTTTGACTTTCTTGACTTTTTTCGTCTTGGGGAGACCACGGGCAGGCGCCTTTTTGGATTTTTTACGAGACGTGGAGGAACCCGTTGGTTGTTTTTGTTGACGGACCGCCAAGGCCGCTTTCTTGATGCGTGTCTGACGCGTGGTGTACAGGAGGGCCGCTGTCTTGTAGGAAATTTTCTTGTCGCTTTTCCAGTGGAGCCTTTCGATCCATGAATCGATGGTGTGGTGGTCGTCCATGTTTTTTCTTTTATTGGGTATTGTTGGACGTTATTGGGTGTTGTTGAATGTTATTGGATGTTGTTGGATTTGGATGTTGTTGGATGGGGAACATTGAGAGGGGAAAAACATCAGTTTTTTTAGGCCTTTCAAAAAGGCATGGTAGAAAATTAATTTATCTCGTAGGGATAGAGATAGAAAACATGACTGGATTCAAAGATTTGGTCAACAACCAACTCACAGATAAGAATACTTTACATTCTTATCTCGATCTCTACCAATCCCTCTTGGAAGAAAAAAAAGGATACCGCGACGCATATTTTAGAAGTGGGAATCCGGGACGGAGGAAGCATCCAATTATGGAAAGACTTTTTCCAAGGAGCGACGATTTACGGACTTGATATTGTCGATTCGATCCATCCATCCATCGGCATCGATTCGAAAGAATCCCAGGGTCCAACTCCATTTTTCCAATGCCTATGACGAAACATGGTTTCGTAAAACATTTTTAGACAAGGGCCTCCAATTCGACATGATGCTGGACGATGGTCCCCACACATTGGAGAGTATGATTGAGTTTATTCGATTGTACTCGCAAATCATGAAAAGCAATGGCCTCCTGATTGTGGAAGATGTACAATCTCCGGATTGGTTTCCCCATCTCCTTGCAGCGACACCTGCCCACCTTTTACCCTATGTGAAAACCTATGATCTTCGTGCCAACAAGGGACGGTATGACGATTTGGTATTTACGATTGACCTACGTTCTGGGGTGTAATTATTCCGGGATTCAATGAAAATTTCATTCTACATTGTCCTCATGCCGCCGGCGCCGCTACGCGGTGCTGTTGCTGTACATGTTTGGGTTTGGAGGCACTGTTGCTGTGCATGACGCTGTAGAGATTGTAGGCGTACAGACCGATGCCCGCAAGGCTTACAAACAGAATAATGGAGGTGAATGTGGTGGCCAATGTTTCGGGTGATTTCTTGGCCAGCCCGTTGAACACGGAAAGGGTCCAGGCAGCCACCACAAAAATGAAAAGGAGAATGGCACCACCAAGGTATTCATTAAAGAGGAGCGCCTGGTGGCCCGCGGGAAGGCTCTTTTGAAGGAAAAAGACCACCACAATCAAGGAAAGAATGAGGACAATCAAGTTGATGACATAGACCTTGTTAATGTCTGCCACTTTCTTGCCATACTTTTCCTCAAAGGCCGTGTCCCCGATACGGGCATGCTCTCCAATGAGACTGGTGCACTTGATGGTCATGTAGATGGCGTACACAAACAGAATCAAAAAGACAAGAAAGGTCATAATGGGGAGAGGGCATTTGTACCACTGAGGGCTTGCCAGACATTGTTCCAAAGATTTTTTTTGTGTGGGCATATTTTTTAATTTAATATTTACCTAAAAAGAATTATTTTTTTATTGAAAAACAAATGAGTGCAGGAGGATTATCTTATGATTGTCTGGTCACTTCCCGCAAGGTCACGCTGCCCAGTGTCGAAATGTGGGGAACCAATATGAATATACTCAAAGATCCACCAAAGTCTCTCTACACACGACGCATTGACAAGGTAGGTGATACCCAGCAGGTCTTGTTGGCGCAGGAAGCTTCCGGCGACCGCATTGCCGAGTGCATCAATGTCTATGCCCGTGGTGTGAATCCCATGGTCAGCGTCTCGTACGACAACAATAGCAACAATGCCGGTGCCCGAGGTTCCATTGTCAGCAATTTCAACACCTCGGTTAAGCTCCCCTACAAACCCGAGGTTTTCCATCCCCCCGTATTCCGCCAGGAAGATCTCATGCCCCTGTCCCGCCAACCACGCAACTGGTTCTATGCGCTGGCCAACCCCGAGATTCCCAATATCGTGCACCAGATGAGCTGTCCCGAGGGAAGATCGGCCGTGTGGGAATCCGACCGTGTGCTCCACGCCGATGCCCCCGCCCGTATTCAGTACAATAACGAGGCGCCTCTGACCAATTCGGAGCTGCCCGCCATGCACAAATCCATCCGTCAGGACGACCTCCAGGCCGACCGTTTGTGGGCAACACAGCCGCAGCGTAGCGATCCCGTTGCCCCCCTACAAGAACACGCCAACCCCAAATCGATTCAACAAAACAAATTATTGTACCAGATTCTTTCCAATCAATCCGGAAACAAGAATCTGAGGGATGCCCGGGATATGGTCCAGACCATCCAGACGCGTGCCCTGCAAGAAGAGGTGCCAATCCATCAGGTGGTTATGAATCCAAGCTACCACGAATCCGGGTTGGATCGTGCGTACCACGAATCCTCTTCCTCGTCGTTTGGCCACACATTGCACGAAAACGCCCCGCAGGTGCCCAAGGATGCACAGGTCTCGGGCATGTTTATGAAGGATACCCAGAAATTCAACCCGACCACCATGAAAGAAGCCAGCCATGATTACCTCTACAAGGAGGTGCGCACCAAACCCACACAGACCTACCTCTGGAAAAAAGGCGTCGATCACGAGGCGCTGGCCAAGGCACCTACGCGTACGCTGCCCCTGTTTCACACGGAAACCAACAAGAAGGGATTGTACACCAAGGCGAATGTCGTACCCGATGCCCTGGCCAGTGGACCCATCGACCACGACAAGCGTCATTCCTCGGTCGAATCCAATCGATCGGTACCGTACAATGCCACCGACGTGGACCGATTCCGTAATGTACCCCTTTCGGTGCGGGAGGATACGAGGCACACGTCGGTTCAAAGCGTCGTCTCCAGGGACAAGGCTTCACTCCAGGATGTCTTGTACAAGGACACGGTGGAACCCTCGATGCGTTCCAATCTCCCTTCCACAGAGGCCTACAGCCACAAGACGTTTTTTGATCAGAATGGGGAGATGGGAGACATGGAACTCCGAGAAAAGCGAATCACCCATATGGAAGCATCGACAGCGAGGGATACGACCGCCATGGGGTATGATGTCTACCATATCCAATCGACGGATGGATCCAAAAATATTTCCCATGCGCCCTCGGCAGGGTCGTTTGATCCTACACCCAGCAACGTGCCCATGGTGCATCGACAGTATGATCATGGGTCGGAGAGGCCCGTGGTGGCGAACCGTCATGTTCAGAACCGGGCGAGCTCCCAATATTTTGAACGGTTTTCCGATCCCCCGACATGGGCGCAACAAAAGTAAAATGACTTGGAAAATACCGTGGAATAAAGAAAAACTTTCTTATCTTGAAAGATAAGAAATCTCATCACTACCACCCGCCACCGCCACAGGGGCTCGAACCCTGGACTTTCGGCTTAAAAGGCCGACACTCTACCAACTGAGTTATGGTCTCTTAAATAATGTTAATGAAAAATGGACATTTCATACAACTTTTCGATAATAATACTTTTGAGTGTAAAAGAGTGCAAAGTAGGAGTATAAGAATGAGAATTCAAAATACGAATTTTCCAAATTTTTTGTTTCGAAATTTCCAACAACCACTCTGGCATGTTCTCCAAAAATTTATGTATTCTTCTTATCGTTCGAGGATACACCACCAAATTCATATCCATTTCATCATAAAGTGTATCATCATTATTGATTCTCAATTCCAACCCTTTTACAAACGAAAGAAAATGTCGGTCATACATTGAAAACCAAAAATCATTCAACCTTTCTTTTTTGTTCAAAAAAAATGGAAAAACTATATTCAACCGATCCTTTTCCAAATCTAAATAACAATGAATCACCTTTCGATGCCACTCCCGATTCAACTCTCGAATCTTTAATTTTTCTGTTCCAGTTAAGAAAGATTGTATAGAAAAAGAAATATCATCTTCCGGACAAAAATAGGAACGCTCCATGATTTAATTCTTTTTATACAAGATTTTGAAAAAATATTCCACTTTTTTCAAAATCACACATCTTACGGGAACCTATGGTAGCGACCCATTCAGAGCGAGATACCGCGGAGAAAGCTCTGAGGATAGACGACCAGCAAAAGAGAATTTATTTTCTTCTTGCCTAGGAATAGGAATCATCATCATGTCGCCTACGTACATTGCACAAACACCCTATGGTGTTTGTACTTACCAACAACTCTCCAATGGCACCCTCAAGGGCTCTATACAATTTACTGATCTCTCGGGTGTCTCTGCCGTCCACATTCACTCTGCAGCCTCGGGGAACCCCATCCTGGTCTGGCTGGCCACGTCGTGTCAGTGGGAGGCGGGGGTGGCCCAGACTACCCCTCTGGCCAATGCGCCTTGTTGTGCCCGTGGATCCTCCAACCCCAACTGTTCCTTGAAAGCTCCTCCCGGAACTCCCTACACCAAACGCGCCAGCTATACCACCTTTTCTTTTTGCGTACCATTGCCTGAGGGATGCACCGGGGAGACCTGTCCATGGACAAGCGAGGGAACGCTATTGAATTTTCATGGCTACGATTTCCAGTACATGAAAAAGGGGTGCCCCTCCTCGGGCACGCCCGGTGCCGATATGATTCTCAGTGTTCCCTTCACCGCACAATCGTAGAGGGATCTTTTCGTTTCCGAGCACATCGTGATTCCAAGACGGGACGCTCGATTTCATGCAGTGTCGAGGGTGTCTGGGAAGACACACGTTTAGAGGGTCGACAGTAGGGATAGTCTTTGGATTGTGCATGTGGTCGTCCACAGGCTTTCAACTTTCCAGTTTTCAGGTAGTGGCACACATCAACCCATTCCTCGTCAAACCATCGAACCAATGGTTTTTCTGTAGGGGCGGTGGTGGTGTCCCTGTCGGTGTACGTGCCTCCTCGTTGTTTGTAGGTGCGGACGAGCCACCCCGAGGCGTAGGCGCTGGGCCAGACGGCAAATTTTTGCTTGGCTTCTTTCTTGACCGCCTCGTACAATCGAGGATTGGTGGGAGTCGGCATTTTATCCTTGCCCAATAAAAAAAAATATACATTTCCTTGTTGGATCAGAGATTCTATATGCATCCACGGTGTAGGATCAAAACCCGCCTCATGTACTTTTACTAGATTCCAATGCCTTTAAAATAATTTGTCGGGGGTGCAAGATCTTGTAATAATCGACATTCTCCCGTACAGGCAAGTGGAGAATCGGCCATTTCACCGTCGAATTCATGTCGTTGGAAGCCACCAGGGGCAAGAGAAGCCATTGGTAGAGTCCCAAGAGGGTGGGGGATACGGTTTGAATCTTCAAGCTTGTCGAGTAATGCTCGGGGAGGATGGTGCGGCACAGTCTTTTTATTTCGTCGGGAGAGAGGTTGCATGCCTTGATGAGGATATGGTCGCCATAGTCGGTGTAGACAAAATTTTGGTATTCATTGGGGGTCTGCAAGAGAAAGGCAATGTGGTGCAACCACGTCCAAAAATTTTTTTGGAGGAAAATTTTCAATAATCCATCCACTAAATCCACGGATCGGGTAAAATCACGGCCTCGAGGCACCATCTGCGACAGAGGAAAATAGCCAAAACGCGTTTCCGAGGGTTGGCAGCGTTTTTGGATCGGTGCAAGATTTTTGGCGACAATACCTCGTACAAACACCTCGATATCGTCCACCACTTGTTTTTCTTGCAACGTGGAGAAATGGGTAGCCTCGGGATAGATTTGATAGAATGTACGGGCGAGGGGAACATCGATTTTTTCCCATAGATCCGAAAGAATATGTTTGAGGGGCAAACGCTCATCTTGACCTCCCGCCACAACCAGCACCGGAGGATCCACCTTTTCTTGGTCGATCCCTGGGTAATACCACGCCGGTCGACGGCTGTTGAAATGACTGTTGAGCAGTACGATTCCCTGGACATTTTTTTGAGGGGCATCCTGGAGAGCAAAATATCCACCGAATGAATGACCAAGGATGACAGAAGGTTCGGAAAACGTCCGTCTTCGGAACCAACCATAGGGTTGAACGGAAACTGTGGCATTGATATCGACGAGGCGTTGTTGCAAGGCCCCGACCAGAGGATCGTACATGGTGCGGGGAACGTGGGATCCACGATACAAGATGATTTGAAATAACAAGGGTAGGAAACGCATCGCTATGATTTTTTTTTTAGTCTTGGACAAGAGTAAAAAAAATTTAACAAATGTGTTTTAATGCGACTGCTTCTCTCGTTTCTTTTATCACGGGCATCCTCGTGGCCGTGGCCGTAGGAATAGTGGCACTCCAGAAACAATATGTGTCGCTGGCCCTCCTTGCGTTTGGATGGATATGGGTCATTGCCATGCAATGGTGGGAATTCATGGTGTGGCGCCAGTGGCAGACCGAGGTGGCGTCCCGCATGGCCTATGTATTCAACATGATGCAGATCCCGGTACTGTTCCTCTTGTTTTCTCTCGTGCCCAACCTTCCTCCAGCACCACGCATGGTGGCGTCGGTGATTGTAGCAGCCTACCTTTGCATCATGCTTTATCCCCTACCCAGTGAAGAAATCGAGGTCCGTCATGGGCACCTCGATTATTCGTGGTGGAAATCTCGTGTCCGTATCATTGCCTATTTTGTAGGCTTGATTTCCATCTTTCTCTTGCTGGTGCGGCCCTGGGCATGGAGCGTGGCGTGTATCCTCTCCCTGATGATCCTGTGTGTACTGAGCCGATTGTTGTACCACTCGGAGAATGTGGCGAGCCTTTGGTGCTTCTTTGCCGTCTTTTTTCCACTTTGGGCACTATTGCTCCGATGGTATTTGTAGGATGTTTTCAATTCGAGGAGAGCAATTGCAACCACCAAAAAGGACTAATTTGTTCATAAATATTATCACCAAAAGCATGATACGCCTCCATGGTGAGTTGTGTGAATTCTTCCGGGGCCAAATGTCCGGATAAATATAATCGGTGAACAATGGCATTGTGGGTCGCAAAAAATTCAGGTCCATGGTTACCATTAGTTTCCACTATACCTGCTTTCAAATTCACTTGGTGGGCTAGTTCGTGCAATCCTGTCTGGAGATGGCTTGGTAAACCATGGCGATCCATGGGGTTGATGACAATGGTATCGTCATACTGTGCACCGTATACATACTCTATTCCAGCTGTTTCCAAATATCTTGCCTGAATACTCAAATATTTGGTGTGTTCCGGTGCAACCTGCAACATGAAATGTTTCATTCGAAGGAAATCGGGGCGTTGTTCCAAGTGAAAATTTCGGGGACCTATGTAAAGAGGAGACGGATGATGCATACCTTGGAAATGATCCGGAATATAAAAAGAGGCGCGTTTCAAGGAAACGGGTTTCACGTCGAGCATCGTATACCCCCGCCTCGCTATTTTTTCCAACTCGTGGACAAAGTGGGGAGACACTAGGGATTGTTTGTTTCTGGACAATTCGTGCGTTTGGGATGCAGAACAGTGTCGGCACAAGGAGGGTCCTGTGCTCGGTCGACGCAACAATGCACCATGGGTGGTGCTGCTAGGAGAACGTAAGAGTGGTATCGGTTCCGACTGCCGACGCAACAGTGTACCATGGGTGGTGGGGATAATGTTTTTTCTTACACGTCGAGTACGACGCAACAACGAACGTGAAAGACCGATTTCCTCCCGAATCAGCGACGTTTCAGGAGCGATCCAGTTGGACAACACAGAACCTACATTCAGAGCCTTGGATAAAAAACTCATGTGTTTTTATTCACCCCTATTTTTTTTTTTGGTCTTATTCTTCATTCCTCGTCTTCCTCCACCTCGTCTTCTTCGTCCGACACTAATTCTTTTTCCCGAACCATTTTCTTTTCCAGAGGATACGGAGGATCATCCAGGTACTCGGGAAGCACATACTGAAATTTGTACTGCTGACACACCTGGATGTCGTTGCGCTGGAGATCGTTCACTTCTCCATTCTTTCCCTCACGACCCACAACTTTTCTGGAGAGCTTGTCAAAAACGAGACGTGTAGGATCGTGCACATACCTTCCATGCTGATTTCTCCGAATAAGAAGAATCGGTCGTTGTGCCACGTCTTCGACGGCAATGGAGGGCCGCATCGAAATCCCCAAGAGACGAACCGCCATGTCGTGTTTGGTCCCTTTGACGGAAAGATTCTTTTCCAGACACTGCTTTGTCAACTCTGGTTTGGAGTTTTGCCGTATAAAGGCGTTCAACCTCTTCAGCTCTTCTGGATTCATTTAGATTCCCGTTTTTCATTCCTTAAAAGATTTTTTTTTTTCCCATCAATTTTACAGACTTGACAAAGTCTCCATCACTCTTTTTTTCACTCCACGCCTGTTGGTGGGCCAAGAGTTTTTGGATCGTGGGGAGGGGATCGTTTTTCCACGCAATTTCATACCGCGCCTCGTGGACAAGGACGAGTAAAAAACAAGTGTTCTGTCCCAAAAGCCACGCATTCAGGGCTGCTTCCAAAAACTGCTCGTCTCTCGCCTCGGTGGAATAAACAATGTGGTGAGCACGTTGTTTCCCCATCTCCCACAGGGGAACCGTTCCCGATAGTTCGCCCATCTGGATTTCTTTTTGGAATTGGAGCACCGATTTCTTGTCCACGCACCGGGAAAGACGTTGGGACGCCTCGTCCAGGATCGCGGGAGTCAGCCAATCGAACCGGCGGATCTGGCAGTTTTTGAATTGGTACCCCGAGGTCTGACACACCCGTTCGGTGCTCTTGCGCAAAAGGTTTTCGATGGGATTCGCGGAAACCGACAAGAGTCGATCTTGGGAGGCATAGGGCATGGTACCCGTCCTCTGATATTCAAAGTACCAGGGAATGGCCACGGCATTGATCTCACTTACATTTTCAGGAGGACCGTCGGACTGTTCGACCACCGAGGGGATCTCCATCCTCACAGAGTCTGAACTCTCCTTGATCTTGGTGATGGAGAGACCAAGCATGCATTCCTGTACTACATCCACCGGCAGATAACGCAGCAGCTCCTTGATTTTAAAAGAGGTGGTTTTTGTGGTTCTAGAACCTACGGAAAGGATACGATCCTCACGGAACCGTTTGCTTTTTTCGACCCAGCAGCACTCTTCGATCTTGTCCCGTTTCAGAAAGGAGGCATAGGGGCTCGTATCCTCGTGAAACACAGTGAGACCCACACGGGCTCGAGTGAGGGCGACGTAGAGGGTGTTGGGAATCTCAAAAGGGTCCAGATCCTTGCCATAATACCGGAAATAATGCTCCGAGAAATCAAAGACGAGGACGACGGCGCGTTCTAACCCCTTGACCTGGTGAAACGTGCTAAACACCATCTTGTGGCGGACCACCTCGTCGGCTATTTTTTCGTCGTCGGTCGTAGGAACATAGACGGGAATCCCTTTTTCGGTGAGACGATTGGCGAGGATGCGGACGGGGCTCTGACTGCATTTCACACTCGGGGCTAGCACAAACAAATCATCGTACGCAAATCCTTTTTTTAGGTAATATTCCACCTCTTGAAGAGGACGTTTGCTGTACATACTACAGGCAATGTACCGCACACGACCCCCGTCCTTGGTGGCCTGGATCGGGAGCGCGCCGTCACAGCATTCATTCAAAAACGAGGCCATGGGTCGAGTGATGCGGTAGCTGGTGGAGAGTGTGGCTCTTTTCCACTGGGAAGGACCACCAAAAAGATGCGGGGCGAGGGTAAGAAAACGCGGATCGGCACGATTAAATCCATAGATGGATTGTTTTCGATCCCCCATGATGATGAGCTGGGGTGGGGAGGAGCATGCACTGACGATGCGCCGCACTATCCGGTAGTAGAGCGGTGTCATATCCTGGGCCTCGTCGATAATCAGCATGGAATAATCGAGGCTTTGAGGAGGAGTGGTATGGTTGTCCAGATAGCGCAGGATTCCGGCGTCGGTAAAGGCCTTGGGATCCCAATGTTGGACACAAAAGGCGTGGTAGCTATGGACCTCGAGATGGGTAAAGGAAGAGGCTTTTTGTCTCGTTTCCATCTTGAGACGAGCATTGTAGGTAAGAAGCAAAATTTTTTTATCGGGATGATGATGGGCAATCCACAATGAGGTTGTGGTTTTGCCACTCCCGGCAACTGCATCGATCTGAACATGGTGGCCTTTTTCCACCTGATCGAGAATGTGTTGTTGCTCTTCGGATACAGGGGGCAACGACATTTTGAATTGGGGAAAAGTCATGGGGAGGAACCATTCAATTCATTTTTTTTTAATGGTACCACAAAAAAAAAAATAGTAGGGAGTAGTAGAGAGTATGTTATCACCTCAATCCACCAATCCTGCTGCGGGATGTCAGCTCAACAATTTGGTGTTTCAGTATCTTACCGCGGTGGAAACCACACCCGGAATGAATCCACCCCAGGCCTCGCGCCTCTATTTTTTGCTCGGTTCCCTGATGTGGAATTCGTATGCGTCCCTGGATAAGACCTTTTCTTTTGTAGATGGTTTTACCACCCCTACCCAGTACCTTTCTTCCACCACCTCGGAATCGGATCGATGGAACGCCTTTTACAAACGTCTCGTCCTTTGTCTCCAGGAGCTCCAACAACAAGAGGTACCTTCCATGCCCGTTCCACCCCTTCCCACGGGGTACCCCCCTGTGAATCCACAGTTCCGTGCCTCGGTCAAGGCCTACCTCGCGCAGCGCTGGAACGATGGCCACCTCCACACCAGTCAGGGATTCACCTATCCCAACGAGGGACACTATATCCGTGTGGGGGGTCCCCTCCAGAATCTCAACGAGGAACTCCCGGATCCCACCACGTGGTGCCCTCTTTCGGTGCTCCAACCCGATGGAACGTGGAAAAATCAAAAGTATGTGGCCCCCCTGTTTTACAAGGTCAAGAATTGGTTCTCCCAGGACGAATGGACAAAGCTCTACGACATTGCCGAGACGAATCATCCTTCTCCCCAGGTGTGGGAACAGCAGATCCACAACACCGAAACACTTTGTTCCACGGTCAATGTTCAAGAAAAGGTGATTGCTGAGATCTGGGCAGGCACCGACCCCAAGAAAGCCACGCCTCCTACCAAGTGGATGATTTTCATGTGCATCCTCCTCGCGGCCAAGGAGTACCCCACCAAAGAATCCGTCGCCCTGATTGGAGGACTTTCTTTTACCCTGTTTCACGCCGGCATCACGGCCTGGGCCGTCAAGACCAAGTACCTCCAACCCCGACCCATCCAGGTCATGCGTCAAGAGTATTACAACAAACCTCTGGTGAATCCCATTACCGGAGAAGAGGTGAATGGAGGGGAATGGCTTCCCTATCAATCCTCCCAATTGTGGACGCCTGGTTTCCCGGATTATGTCTCGGGACATTCGGTGTTTAGCATGGGCTGTGCCGTCTTTTTACAGATGCTGACGGGGTCGGACAAGATTCCTTTGGATGGTGTCATGATCGACACCGAGTATTTGCGTTTATGGGGACATATTTTTGATGAGTGTACCGAACCTTTTATGATCAATCAGGTGCCTATGCCTCCAGGATGCAGCGTGGTGAATCCAGAAAAGGATCCCAACTGTCCCGTGTATGTAGGGTGGACGAGCTGGAACGCCATGGCCAACGAGGTGGGCATGTCCCGTATCTGGGGATTTATTCATTGGGAGAATAGCAACATGGGAGGTTTGGCACTGGGGTCTCAGGTGGGTCAGGATATGATGGGACGTTTTGATTGGGCCAAGATGAAACTTCGTTTTTAAGAGAAAATGTATATTTTGAAAAAATATATATTGCTTGTCCGACAGTTTTCCAAAAGTATTATGCACATCCAGCATTTCTATAATATCCACTCTTTTTAGATCCTTTCGCACTACCTGTATTTTGTGCAGTAAAATGACCACTATTGCCTGATGACACGTTACAAGATTCTGTCCGATAATATGTGTTTTGATGATACGAGGCACATTGAACTTGAATTGTCTGATTGGTATAATTATAAAGAAAAATATCGTTGCAGTACGTTAATGTTGTTTTTTCGGTGGTTGAATAATTTCCATATTTATTGGTAAAATTTACATTGAACACCACGATCGGATAAAACACTTTACTGCTGCACATGTTGGGTTGAAAATACTTTGTAATGATAATATAGTCGTTCCCTTGACTATCCCCACGACTCGTTTGAATGTAAGGACAAGAATCTTGATAAATTTGACAAGCCGTTGATAGAGTACTACAACCTATACCATCGGTACAATTCTCTCCAACGTTGACATAAATGACAAAAGCATTTCCAGCACTGTACAACACGGACAATGGTGCACATTGGGTGGTCATGGATTGCCAGAAATAATTTCCAACGGGTGTCCCTACCTTGTCCCCAGCATAGTAGGAAACCACATTTCCACTACTATCGGTAGGCACCGTGGTGGCCATGACAATGTTATTCCCCATAAAAGGGGTGGACCCAGTAGTGGACCCATAAGAATATGTGGTGGTGAGGTTGTAAGTTTGTGGAGAATAATTAAGATGATTTTCCGTGCTTTTCATGGTGGGGACTTCTTTCACCGAAGAACTCCACTTTTGACTGGTGCTCTGATAGGCAAAATTATGGGGAACATAACCCGCAAAATACCACCCGCTTCCTAAATTCACAGAGCCACTATTCACGGTCTTGACCTTTCCAAAATTCACACCTGTTCCCGTTCCCACGTTTTCGAGCCATCCCATATTCAACAGGGCGTCATGGACGGTGGAATAGATTTTAGAGTCCGTGTCGTAGAGAGTACCTGCACTCCCAATGTAATTCAACAGATACAACAAGGAACAATTATAGGGGAGTTTGCCCGTGTTTTGATTTGCAAAATTACCGCTTTCATAAATCACTGGAAAAAAGTTTCCGACTGGAATGGCATCTGGATCCGTTGACTTTGTATAATTTGAATACTGTAAAATAGTTTGTGGTGGATCTGTTGTGTATGGTTCATACGGGGATGTATTACAAGCTGGAATGCTACGTTTGTAAAAGGCGAGTAAGTAGCCGGGAGCCGTTGGAACGCTACCATTGACGCCTTTACTGTTAATCAATTTATTGGTGAGGAATTCACCACCGTACATGGGCAATGCAAAAATAACCTCAAAATATAGGAACGATGAATTGGTAGCAGAAGAATAATAAAAAGGAAACCCCATATTTCCATTGATGGGATTGTAGGAACAAGTGTTGGAAGAAGGATTCATCTGATAGTAGAGGATCCAATTCATGTTGGTGGTATAGTCGTAATTGATCCGACCAATTAGTGCGGAGGATTGATTTGCACATCCACCGGTACAATTCGCACTCGAAAAAATAGGAGAGCCGATAAAACTATAGACAGGCACCGAGTATTTGTCGGAATCAAGGGTATTGGGGACA